CAGCACCTTTGCTACACTATTCATTACTGCCGCTATTCTGCCGATGTCTCTCAACTGCTCAACAGTATAACCCATAGTTTTCAAACCATCGTAATGGGCTTTTACGCAAAACTCGCATTTGCCAACAATGCTAGCTGCCAAACTGAATGCTTCGAAGTTTGCCTTAGTAGTTCCGCCATGTGACGCAATAGCATTCATGCGTAACTGTGCTGGCAATCCTTTTAGAGCAGGATCTTCAGCCATTTCAACATATGGGTACCATACATTGTTCTGCGCCATGATACTGGCCGCTGTCATTGCTGACTCTGCATGTACAGGAGCATCTGCCAACATCACTGATAACACTTTACCGTTGCCGGTAGCAGCCAATGCAGCCACAGCACAGCCCATAGCAACATCTGCATCTAGCGTACTACGCAATAGAACAGCATCAAGATTTAACTTGGTATCTTTGGCATAGTCCGGTAATGCAGTTTTAATAGATTCAATAAAACTCATCTTGTTTTTTCTCCTAATTCTTTGTAGCCTGCCCAACTAGGATGTACTCCATCTTTCTGAAGTCTAGTGATGGGCAGAACTGTGTCGCCGTGTTGAGCGGCAACCTTGCGTACAATTTCTTGAATGTCGGGCTTGATAGCAGGCAGTATCCAATAAACTCTGTCAGCTTTGGTAAGCTCACGAATAGCCTGTAGCTCACTTTCAGTCTTCACATACTTGTGATCGTTTGATCCCAAACTGATAATAACTGTTTTTGCTATCAGCGGAGTTTTATCAATGTTTTTGTTTAACCACTGATAACTGTTGATTCCACCTTTGGCATAGGCCACACATTCCGGTCTTGCTGTTGCGGTACCAACAGCGATACTGTCACCTACTATCAAGCATTCTAACATTATAGAGTCTCGCCGCCAACTGTACGGTTACATGCACATAGCTCGCCAGTTTGTAGCGCATCCAATACACGAAGTGTTTCTTCTGGGCTACGACCAACATTCAAGTTGTTAACTGTGACATGCTGGATTGTGTTTTCTGGGTCAACAATGAATGTTGCACGAAGTGCAGCACCGGCTGGAGTATAAAATACGCCTAACTGTTCAATAAGGCTTAGATTTTCACCAGTCTCTGCGTTCCAACGCTGTGTGTCAGCGAACTGAATGTGCTTGATCTTGCTCAAGTCTTCGTGACTGCGTTGCCATGCTAACTTGCAGAACTCATTGTCTGTGCTACCTGTTAGCAATACTGCGTCACGATCAGCAAAGTCTTGGAACAATTTATCGTAGGCTACAATTTCTGTAGGGCAAACAAATGTAAAGTCCTTTGGATAGTAAACAATTACTTTCCACTTGAAAGCAAAACTTTCGTCTGTAATAGTAAAGAAATCATCTTTACCTGGGTTTACGCCTGTTACGGCAAATTTTTCTAGTTTATCACCAACTGTTTTCATGTGTTTCTCCTTGTGTGTATTGAAAACTAAAATGGAACACTGTGTTCCTTTAATATATTGTACTTTTATTTACGCTATAAATCTATGGTTTTCCATAGGTTTTGCCTAATATATTTTAATAACGCTAATAGAAAAAATCAATAACGATTAAAAAAGGCCCCAAAGGGCCTTATTAGGCTAGTCTTCCAATTAACGGAAAGATAACTTTACACCTGCGGTAACCATGTTACCATCGTACTGGCTAACACGGTCTTGACCGAATTGGCGAGTAACATCTAGACCAACGCTGATTGCCTTGGTTACAGGAACGCTAACACCAGCACCAACAACTAGTTGAGCACCACTTTGACCTGTTTGGTTGTCGAGGTATGCACCACCGCCTTTGACTGCGAAAGTAGCAGGTCCAACTGTAGCAACATCATAAGAACCAATCAATGTGAAACGGTCTTGACGATTGCCTGTATAGTCAAAGCGTTGGAAACCAACAGCTCCACCTAGCTTGCCAGCCTTGTCACCTACTGTGATTCCATAGCCATTTGTGCCTGTGCCAGAATAATCTCTTGCGCCAGTAACACCTAGTTCTAATGCTGAGGCGGCACCTGCGGCCAAAGCGATGATTGTTGCGATTGCAATTTTCTTCATAATGTATGATTCCTTTTAATACAATGACATCTCTGTCATAGTGTTAGTATATAGTAGTTGACTCTCGTAGGTCAAATAAAATGGCGCCAAAAGACGCCATTTTATGCTATTTTGGTTTACAAGGTATAACTACCCCGGACCTGCTGTTTCTTAGGCAGCTAGAGCAACTTCGCCACGAACGGTGTTACCGCTGAAGCTCATTGCGCTGAAGTCAAATGTATCTGCGTTTGCATTTACGAGTTTTGCTTGATTTACGGTCATCGCCTACCGTGTTGCCGTCTCTATTATCTCACCCTGTCGAAACCATGGCAGGCCCATTATAAAACACACTAGCACATATTAACGACCTGTTTGCTGACTGGCCGGTCTGGGCAGTCGCTAATGTGTTTTATGGTGGACCTGGCGGGAGTCGAACCCGCGTCCAGAATGCCTTCACTTTGAAGGGATTACAACAATTCCTTACATGAAAACATGTATCAAAACAAATATAACAATTAAAACTGCTACAATTGGTTCGTACGCTTTCATATTAGTATACCTTTATTTCTAAAGTCTGTCAAGTTTATTTATTTTCAAATAGCCAGAGGTCCTCAAAATTTCCACCCCTAGTTTTCTTTGCCTGTCTACTACCACCCATTGCACTCCACTGTACTTTATAGTGTGCAATTTGTGTTAGATGTTTGGCAGCTACATCTCTCATGTCTTGACTGATAGTAGTTACCTTTTTATCTGCGTTTCTATAGTTACTGATTACGAATCCAAACCTAGCACCTGGTTTCATAACTTCTTTACACAGTATGACTGTAGCTTCCCAATAGCCCTTTAACCAATCTTCATAGTTAGGGAAGTTGGTAAAACTCTGATCTTCGCTGTCGTAGATCTCTAGATCAAAGTAAGGAGGACTGAACAGTACTGCGTCAACTTGTCCGCGATACAGTTTGTCGAACTTGTGTCTTGCTGCCAACTGTTCACTAGGACATAGATACAAGTCTACTTCTTTTGTCGTGTCAACTGCTTCGGTTTCAAACATGCTGTTGAACAAGTTGCCTGCCTTGGTTGTTTGATACTTTAAGAATTCAGTGTGCAGTAACGAGCCGTTGTCAACAACATCAGGTATTACATCTGTTGCCACAAACTTTTTAAATTTACTGCTGTAGAAAGCAGTTTGATAGGCATTCCATCCCATCACAGGAGCAAACAAGACTTCGCCCTCGAACAAGGAATCCAGTATGCCTTTGTAAGTTGCTGGATTGAATGTGCTAGGACGATTGGCACCCATCATAAACGCTCGCCAGAAGTCTGAACTGTCTCCGTCATACTGACAGATCTGATCAAAAAACGCAGGACCTACTAGACTGTTGCGTAGTCTAAAGTCTTCTACCATAACCTTGAGCAAGCCAAACACATATTCGCTGTCATTGGCATACCACTTCTTGGTATTGTAGTAGTTGGCAAAATTAATGTTCTTACAGATCTTGCCGTACTTGGCATTGGTCCTACCAGCAAACACATCTTTAGTTAAAATGTCTTCGTTGGGTATATCAAAATAAAATTCCAGTTTCTCGGGCAGGGCACCTTGGCTGCGGAACCATGCCTTGAGTGTGGCGTCAATATCAGTTACCAACAGCTGATAAAGTTTTTGTTTGAATACAGGTAAGCGTTGCGCTCTGTTGTCTTTCTTACCTACCCTAGCGATAAAGCTATCGAGATCCTGACGCACTTTGAAGGTGCCGCTCTTGTCTGAAATATCAAGGATCTGAATTTGATTACAGAAGTCAGCAAAGGTGGGCTTAGGCAGTGTGAACAGAGCTAGGAAATCCTGCTCAGTGAAAATTAATTGTTTCATGTTTGTATATTATACTTAATTATACGAAGATGTCAAGGCCAAAATAATAGGCCCCTAAAGGCCTATCATCAAATAGTCAAACTATTTAGGCAGGCTGAATGTTGCTAGCCTGTGCGCCTTTCATACCTTGAGTTACTTCAAACCTTACACTCTGTCCTTCTTGTAAGCTCTTGAAGCCACTCGAATTAATCTGTGAAAAGTGTGCAAATAAGTCTGCGCCACCGTCGTCGGGAGTAATGAAACCAAAACCTTTGGCATCGTTAAACCACTTTACTTTTCCTGTTACCATTATGTTACTTTTTCCTGTTATGTTAAATTTTCTGTGTGTGTAAATTTTAGAGTCTTACTAGGACTTCTTGATACTGTCCATTGACTACCATAATCTGTTTACGGTAAGCAAAGCCGTTGATATAAACTATATCGCTTGGCTGCTGAACAATAACTGGTTGTTGAACAATCACCGGGTCTGGGCGAGTGGCAGCATATACAACTGCTCCTCCAATTAGTGCCGGAATTATCCAATTATTGCCTCGGGCATGATGGTGGTGATGATGTTGTGGGCCTTGCCAACCGTGTCCACGAATCATACTATTGCTAGTGTGTTGTGCATTAGCACCAAATGCTGTTAGAGCGATAGCTAAACTAATCAAGACCTTTTTCATAACCTTCTCCTTAGAGCCTGTATACATTTAACGCCTTAGATCACTGTTTCGTTGACAATAATTTGGAATGAAGGATCATATTTTCAGTTACCAATTTGGTAATAGTTGACAACAGAATCAATCGATCTGCATCAGTAATTACTTCTTTGTCAAACTGTTCCAAAATACTAGAGCCAATCATGGCCATTGCTTGTTCTTTACCATCTTTGAAAACGCCCCAATCAAATGGGTCGCCTTCTTCGTGTGCGAAGGCAATTTCAACTAGCTCTTCCAAACTTATTTTAGCCATCCAATTTTCTCATTGTTCAGTTTGCGTCTTTCGTGTTCCTCTACTGAACCAGGAAAGCGCCAAGCCCAAACGGCCACTAGGCACATAAAGGCTGCTGTGTACATTATACCACGAACAGGTACTGCTGTCAACCACATGATAATCAAACTGCTAGACATCATGGCCAACATAAAGTATTTCATTTTGGTTGGAAATACACTACGCTCATTCCAATTGGTTAGGAACGGGCCAAAAATTTTGTGATTGTACAACCAGGCATGCATTTTAGGAGATCCTTTAGCGAAGCAATAGGCCGCAAACACCACAAAACAACTGTAGGGTATACCTGGAGTAATCAATCCAATATAGGCCATTCCTAAACTAAGGAATCCTAAGATTTTCCAAAAAAACTTTTTCATATTATCCTGCATTTACATCTCCACTTCCCGAAGCAGGGTGACCACAACTTGCAGAGTCGCCTGCTCGACAAACTCCAATACCGTTAACAAGAACTGAGCCGCTGCCAGCAGCCATTGTTGGACTGTTGTGAGGTCGTCTTCCGTGTCCAGAAACCGGATCTCCTATCCTAGCCGCCGGACTTCCATTAACAAAGACATTTCCTGACCCAGCTGCTATTGTCCCACCGGCAGCATCAGCACCTGCTCTAGCTATACCTGGCATTATGATGTACTCTTCGGTATAGAGTCAACTCGAGACTTAAGGGCATTGTAATCTACACCCCTTTCATCATAAAGTTTAGTAATAGAACTTATCCCCAACCATTCCCATGGACTTATAACTTTTAAATTTCCACTGTCATCTATTATATTACTAATATTATTAGCGGTCATAACAACCGGCGGTATCAATGTTATTGGTATGTTTTGTCCTATATTAGATGTTACACGAGGACTGCCGTTTTCTATTTTTAAATATCCTGCTCGATTTAGTTTTAATGTTTTGTTAGCTGAATCGTATAAAACAACATAAGTTCCGGGGAGTATCCCAGTTCCTTGAAGGAAATAACCAGAAGGATCAATTGCTAAAGATTCATTTAACACAATCGTAGAAGTTCCGTCAAAGGTTGCAACAGCTTCTAATACTCTCGGTGCTTCTCTAGTAATTTGTTCAGCTAGGGTAGTAACCTGGGTCACTAGAACATGGTTCTGTTGAACTAATGTTGTAACATTATCAGTGTTAACATTAATTTTATCACTTAAATTATCAAGTTTATCGGCAAGAAATGCCATACTTAATGACATTTGTTCTAATGCTGTAACTATTCTGTCTAAATGGGCACTGTAATCAAATTCAATGTCAGTAGTTGTTACGCTGCCGCCGCCAGATGACGATACTCCAGGGCCAGTTGCACCCGAAATCGCTACAGTTTTTTCTGCTGTGTATAGCGTTGCCTGACCAGGTGCGGCGCCTGTTGCCGGTAATAAACTACTGTCGTTAGCCATTGTGATTTCCTAAAACAGTATTTAACTCAACGCAATACCTGTAGTTGCCTGAATAAACTGATCAGCAAACTCTTTGTCAGTGGCTTCAATTACTACTACTGTACTCTTGCTCATTTTTATTTCTTTATCTGGACTAACAGTAAACAAGTAAGGAATTAGGCCCGGACCTTTTGGTCCCATGCCTATGACCTGTGGATGTTTTAATTTGTAATGCATTGGACCGTCATCGACTAGTTTAGCAACAATTTCTTCGCCGCTAGTAAGTTTAAGAGTGATAACTTCACCGATTGAAACACCTTTATCAATTAACATTTTCTAACCTTTTCTTTAGTTCTGTAAATCCACCTACTAGTTCTTCGCCTAGAAAAATCTGCGGTACTGTTCTTGCTGTAGGCACAGCTTCTAACAATTCTTCTTTGGTATAGCCGTCTCCAATTTTCTTTTCTTCGAACTGGATTCCTTCTTGTTTCAATAGCGCCTTTGCTTGATCGCAATAAGGGCAGTTGTACTTACTCCATACTACAGCTTTCATTTCATTTCCTTTGTGTCATAAGTCTGTTGGAAGATGTCTTTCTTCACAGCGCCGTAGTCACCTTCGCCGTGTCTAACAATAACATCATTGCCTTTTGTGTATTCTAGATTGCCCCAACTGGTATGTAGAACACCGTCGTGATCGGCTAG